GTTTCACGAGCTAGTAACTAACAAGAAAGTAGAGGTTAAAAGCGATAGAAGAACCGCCGAAACTGGTAACGTTTATATCGAGTATTGGTCTCGAGGTAAGCCTAGCGGAATATCAACAAGCCAAGCGGACTTTTACGTTTATAAAGTGGGAGAAGATAAAGCTATTTTAATATCGACTAGCCAACTAAAGCAAAGTATAAAGCAATTAGTAGAAGAAGGCAAAGCTAGAATGAATGTAAAAGGAGGAGATAATAATACAAGTTTAGGGATTTTATGTAAACTAACAGATTTAATATGCTAACGACAAACGAAACCAAAGCTATCGAGTGGATAGAAGCTCAATTGCTTAAACCTAACGCACAATTTATGCTAAAGGATGGAATATATATCAACGACTTGCATTCGTGTCTTAAATCGCAAAAGGAAAGGATTCTATTTGGTATAGACCCACTAAGAAGATTAGCATTTTTACGAGTAAGAGAAATTAAGAATTATTTAAACGATAAAAATACAAACCAATAAAAGAGGGTAAACAATAAAAATACAAACCGATGAATCTAAGCCAAGAAGACAAAGACAAGGCACTAACTTATTTTACAATCTGCCAAGCGTTAATACATATTATCGAGGATGAGTGGATAGGAAACCCAGCGAATCGACAAAGAGTAAAGTCTATAACGAATCAACAACTAAATGAGCTTAATAAGGTAATTGAAATACTTTTACCTAAAGGAGATTATAGCGAAGAAGGTATGAGAGCGACTGAGCAATTCGTAGATGCAGCGGAGGCAATGCTATACTTTTACAAGATTGGGATTCAAATGGCAAGGCTTAACGATACCAAGAGGGAGACTTTGAATACTCAAATGAATATTTTGCTAAAATCTTATGAAATAAATGTTTAAAAATTTTGTTTAATCATTTTTTTTCATTAAACTTTGCGAAACTCAAACGATATGAACTACGTAGAACCTCACGAAAAACTTAGTTTAGTTAACCATCCAAAAAGCCTTATTGATAGATTTTGGCAATATGTTGATAAAAAATCTGATAACGAGTGTTGGGAATGGAAAGCTAGTCTTATGATTAGAGGTGGTTATGGACAATTAAGGTATAATTTAAAAACATTAAAAGCTCATAGATTATCATACGAAATTAACGTAGGTGAGATACCAAAAGATAAAATGATTTGCCATTCTTGTGGTAATAGCAAATGTTGTAATCCTAATCATTTGTATGCTGGAAGTTATAAGGATAATTGGAATGATTCAATTAAGCATATGACTGCATATCAATTACCTCCAATTAAACCTGAGGATGTACATTGTGCTAAAATTAATTATGAAATAGCAAATGAAATAAGAAATAGTAGCGAGAGTGGAAACGTTTTGGGCAGAAAATATAATATTTCAAGAGCAATGGTTAGTAGAATTAAAAGAAATTTATCATGGAAGATATAGAATATGTAAATTCGCCCTTACACTATCAAGGGAACGGAATCGAAGTAATAGATATTATCGAAGCTTTTGATTTGAACTTCTCACTAGGTAACGCAATCAAATACATCCTAAGAGCAGATAAGAAAGGCAATAAGAAGCAAGACCTCGAAAAAGCCATCTGGTATCTTAACAACGAGCTAAAGAAATTCAATGGATAGACTAATCTTACAAGCTATTTGGGTAGGAATTGCCGAGATAGCTTTTATTGTTTACATGAGCTATATGATAGTTCAAGAATCGAAAAAGAAATGAAACCGGACGAAAGAGCTAAATCCATTTTGAACAACGCTTTTTACTTCACTGGTAATAAGAACCTAGCTAAGGAGCTTGCGCTTTGGATATGCGAACTAATAGGGGAAACAAAGCCAAAGATTGACGATAAGATTTATTGGAAATTGGTAGCCGAAAACATATACTTACTCTAGTGCAAGACATAAAGTTTATAACGGATAGGCATAAGCATTGGGTTAAAATCGTAGAGGGTTTTGGCGAAAAGAATTATGCTCACGATGTAGTACAAGAAGCGTATATTAAAATCCTTAATATGGATAAGGAGATTAACTTTGCCTACTTCTACTACACTCTTAGAAGCCTTACAATGGACTTGCACTCTAAAAAGGTTATTAAGGTCGAGATTACAAAGGACGTAGAGTATAGCTTACAAGAGGACAATAGCAATGAACTAACAAGCGAGAGAGCGCAACCATACCTAGAGTTTATAGAAACTTGGGACTGGTACGATAAAAAGCTCTTTATGACTTGGGTTAATAACAAAATATCAATAAGAAAATTATCAAGAGAAACAGGTATAGCTTTTATGAGTGTATATTACACCATTAAGAAATGCCAAAAACGTTTAATAGAATGGCAAAAAGACCAGTTAAAAGAAGAATTATTGTAGAGCCTAAGAAAGAGGAGGCTACGTTTGAGAACGCTCAAGGATTGGGAGATACAATCGAAGCGTTTACTACCGTTACCGGAATTAAGAAAGGAGTAGAGTTACTTTCTAAAGCCTTAGATTGGGACTGTGGTTGTGACGAACGCAAAGAGAAGCTAAACAAGCTTTGGTCTTATCGCAAGCCTAAATGTTTAGTTCAAGAGGACTACGAATACTTAAAAGATTTTTTCTCTAAGCCTCAGAATCAAATCGTACCTAAGGTTCAATGGGATTTAATGGACATATACGAAAGAATCTTTGGTATTAAGCTAGAGTCTTCTAATTGCCCCTCATGCTGGCGAGATTACATTTCACAAATTAGACAAGTTTACAACGTATTTGAAGAAGAGAAATAATGGAAAAAATAGATAGAAGAGGAGGAGCTAGAGAGGGTGCGGGTCGCAAATCTAAAGCCGAAGAGCAAAGCCTAGTAGAGAAGCTAACACCATTAGAGCCTAAAGCGTTTACGGTATTAGCACAAGCATTAGAAGACCACAAAGACTGGGCGGTTAAGCTATTCTTTCAATACCAATACGGTATGCCTAAGCAAGTGGTAGACCAGAATAATACTCATACGATTAATGACTTTGATATAAAAGACATTGTAAAATTTAAGTGATAGAGCTAAATAGGAAATATGTACCTTTATTTGAAAGCGGAAGTAGGTACTTTGTAATTACTGGAGGAAGGGGTTCGGGGAAATCATTTGCCTTGAACTCCTTTCTTTTGCTTCTAACGTACGAAGTAGGACACGTAATACTATTTACTCGTTATACCTTAGTCTCGGCGCATGTGTCAATTATACCCGAGTTCGTAGAAAAGATTGAGATGGCGGGATTAGAAGCCGACTTCTATATTACCAAAGACGAGATTATTAACACTCGTACCAATTCAAAGATTTTATTTAAGGGAATTAAGACTTCTAGTGGAACGCAAACCGCAAACTTGAAGTCTTTATCGGGTGTGACTACGTTCGTGCTTGACGAGGCTGAAGAACTGGTAGATGAGGACGTATTCGATAAGATTGACTTCTCGATTCGTAATAGTTATAGACAAAACAGGGTTATATTAATCTTAAACCCAACCACAAAGGAGCATTTTATCTATAATCGATTCTTTGAAGAGAAAGGAGTACAAGAGGGTACGTCACTTACTAAAGGCGATACGACCTATATTCATACTACCTACAAGGATAATATAGACTACCTAAGCGAATCGTTCATAAATCAAATCGAGTTATTAGAGAAGACTAATAAACGTAAGTATGAGCATACGATTTTAGGGGGATGGTTAGACAAAGCCGAGGGGGTAGTATTTACTAATTGGAGATTTGGAGACTTTAACCCCGACAATTTACAAACCTCATTTGGTCAAGACTTTGGATTCTCGATAGACCCGACTACGCTAGTAGAGGTAGCCATAGATAAAAATAAGAAGTGCATCTATATTAAAGAGCATTTATATAAACCTAAGCTAACTACAAGCGAGATAGGGCAAATTAACAAGCGAGTTTGTGGTAAGGGCTTGATAGTTGCGGATAGTGCCGAGCCTAGGCTTATTGCTGAGCTTCAATCTCAAGGGTGCAACATTATAGCAACCGAGAAAGGGGCGGGAAGTATTACCGCTGGACTAGCACTTATGCAAGACTACGAATTAATCATAGAATCTAACTCACAAAACATTGGAAAAGAACTTAATAACTACATATACTCCGATAAGAAGTCTGGGCTTGTGGTCGATAACTTTAACCATGCCATCGATGCCATACGTTACAACGTCTTCTATCAACTTTCAAATCCCAATAGTGGAAAGTATTTTGTCTACTAATACAAAAAACAACAAATAACGTTTATACATTATGAAGCTAGAATTAAATATTCCTACGCAACTAAAAGAAATTAAGCTATCTCAATATCAAAAATTTCTAAAGATTGCTAAGGAAAATGAAGAAAGCGAGTTTTTGCACCAAAAGATGGTGCAGATTTTTTGTGGAATTGATTTAAAGGACGTAGCAAGTATTAAACGTAAGGACGTAAACGAAATTACTAACAATCTTGGTGCGTTATTTAATACAAATCATAAGTTTATTCCACGCTTTAAATTAGGGGGAGCTGAGTTCGGATTTATTCCTAACCTAGACGATATGACTCAAGGAGAGTATGTCGATTTAGATACATATATTACCGATTGGGACGAGATGCACAAAGCTATGGCTGTGTTATTTAGACCGATTACTAATAAGATGGGGGATAGATACCAGATAGAAGAGTACAAAGGTTCTCTAAC